CCGAATCAAAATCGAAGCTCAATATACACCTGTAACACCTGTAACTCCTCCAGATCCAGTCACTCATACTGTAACATTGCCTGCTGGTACAGGTTATACAGCAGCGTTTGTTGCTGGTAGCTCAAGCCCTGCTGCTGCTGGTTCTATTGTGAACTTTACTGTTGTCGCAACAGAAGGGTACGATATTACTTCAGTAACTGATGGAACCAACGCCTTAACTGCCGTCAATGGCGTTTACACAATTAACGAAATTGCTGCTGATACTACGATCGTAGTTGTAGCTACTCTTTTAGGAGAATAAAAAATGAAGAAGTTTCTACTCGTATTTATTGTTGCTTTACTTTGTGGAGCATCTTTCGCAGGGGCTGAATGTCTTCAATCCCTAGGACTTCCTTTAGCACTTTGTGATATGTTGTCCCAAACCGGAGTGTATTCTGCGATTCTCTTGCCGATTACTGAACAAGAAACAGGGCTTGTAGCCGCTTACACTAATAAGAAGATGATCGCTGATGAAGTAATGCCAATCGATAAGTTGTTAAAACCGAACTTAGAGTTCAGTTGGTTTGAGCGGACAGTCGGCGATGCCTTCTTAATCCAAGAGACCGCCGTAGGTCGTAAATCTCGCCCGAATCAGGTCTATTTCTCTGGAGAAAAGAAAAGCGGACTTGCTAAAGCTTATGGCTTAGAAGCTCCGCTATCTAATGAAGACCTTGAGCAACTAGATGCTGCTGCAAGGACTAAGGTTTTAGACCGCACACTGGAGGGCTTAATTAATCGGGTCATTTTAGGCCGTGAAGTTCGTGTTGCCACTTTAGTTGCGGACAAAAATAACTATTTAAGCGGCCAAGCAGTAGATGTTGACGCTAATAAGCGCTTAACTGTTGCCAATGCGGATGTTTTTGGTATGATTTCGGACATGCTAGACAACGCACTCGTACGACCAACGACGCTTGGAATGAATGCTCGTGTTTGGGCTAAATTACGAACTCATGCATCTATCATCTCTGCGCTGTTCCCAAATGGAAATGGCTCAGGTGTCGCTACTCGCCAGCAAATTGCTGATCTTTTTGAAGTTGATAAAATCTTGGTTGGACAAGCAATGGTTTCTTCCAATAAGAATCCAAAAGCTCCAATCACAACCCAATGTTGGGGTAATCATCTTTTTGGCCTTCACCAAGAAGAACTCTCTACTCTAACAGAAGGCATTACTTGGGGTATTACTGCGCAAGTCGGTGAACGCATTGCCGAGTCCAATGAAGATAAAACCATCGGACTTAAGGGTGGCGTTATCGTTAAAGCTGGCTTCTATCAAGACGAAGTCGTTGTTGGTAAAGGTGCAGGGTTCCTTCTTAAGGACATCACTACCTAATGAACTATTGCACATTAGAAGATATTCTAGGTCATATTCCTGAATCTCGCTTAATAGAGATTACTGATGACATTAACCCTTCCGCAAGTGGAGAGGTTAACGCTACAGTGGTCGATAAAGCGATTCAGGAAGCCTCTACGACGATTGACGCTTACATCGGCAAGAGGTTCAAATTGCCTTTATCGAGCGTCCCTAATGTGCTTAAAATGGTCTGCGTTGATCTAGTTATTTATAACCTATACGAGAGAGTAACGGAGATGAATGTCACAGAAGGCATGAAGCTTCGCTACTCTAACGCTATAGCTTTACTTAAAAGAATTGCTGATGGTGACTCAGATATTGGCATTAGTGAAGATGATCAAGAAGAAAGTGGATTTAATGTGCATGTAGAGACACCAACGCAGATCTTTACATTCGATTCAATGGGTTCACTATGACCGCTTTTGATATAGAAGATGCAATTGAGCAGTTGTTTACTGAGACAGTTGTGCCTTTTAGATTTAAAAAAGTGGACATTTCTAAAGACATTTTAGCACTTACACAACCAGGAATCACTGTTGCTGTGACATCTGGTGACTTTACTACTCAAGGCATGAGTGATTTACTAGACGAAAAAAATAAGATTATCGTGCTTTTGGTTTTTAAGAATGTGGCTTCTGAAAAAGAGAGACGCCGCATTGCACATCCTTCCGCGAGATACGTCATATCTAAGCTGCAAGGACAACGTTTAGGATTAGAAATAGAGCCGATTGAGGCTCTTAATTGGAGAGAAGTAACATCTCCAGAACATTTAGAACAAGGTTTGCTTGTTATCGAAGTGACTCTAGAGACAAAAATAGGTGTCACACCAGAGATTGAAGAAAGAGAGTATCGAGCACTCGAGTCTATATGGACTACGTATAGTGCAGATGATCATGAAGCGATGGCTTCACAAGTGGATTTTAACAACGGAGAAGGTTAATGCTTACAAATAACATTCCTAATATCATGACTCCAGGCATGTTTGCCGAGTACAACTACTTTGCTGGTCCTAATGGTTTACCGGCAAATGTTCAAAAACTTTTATTAATTGGCGATGTGACTTCGGAAGGTTCATTGGAAGTAGCTAAAGCAACTGATGTTTATTCTGAAACAGATGTAATCGCTGCCGCAGGTGCTGGCTCCATTCTCCATCAGATGTATTTATCTGCTAAAAAAGCATGGAAGTACGCTAAAATCACATTATTACGCCATGCTGCGGTGACAGGCTCAGCTGCTTCTTGGACTATCGAAATCACCATTTCTGGTGCATCGGCTGTTAAAAGTGGTCTTGCAAAGGCTAAAATTGGTACAGAACTCATTTCTGTTGGTTATGCTGTAGGTGCTACAGAAGCGTCAATTATTGCTTCTTTAGTCGCTGCAATTAACGATAAAACGGAATTGTGCGTTACTGCGGCCATTGATAGTGAAGACACGTCTAAAGCCGTTCTTACCGCCAAGTCATCAGGTGCTTATATTTCTTCAGCGCAAGGCGGATTAATCGTATCTGCTGAATCTACTACAGAAGATATTGATTTTGCCATTACTTCTGTAGAAGGAGTAGGTGATGTTGACATTGAAAGTGCTTTAACGGCGGTCTTTGCCGAAAGATATCACTTAATTGCGACTTCTATTTGTGATGCTGATAATCTTGCTTTATTAAAAACGCATCTTGAAAATGCTGCTTCTTCTCTAGAAATGAGAGGCCAGCGTTCCATTTCTGTATTTGTAACCCCTTCTGTAAGTGCAGTTAATACTGTTAAGACTCTTGCCGAAGCAGTAAATCATGAGCGTGTTCATATCGCTGCCCTTAAAAATAAGGTTTTAAGCCCTGCTTGGAATATCGCTTCTGCTCTTGGTGCCATTTTTACATCAAATTCACAACCCAACAAGCCTATGAATTGGTTGCCAATTCCAAACATTGCTATTCCTGCTGTAGAAGATAAGTGGAATAAAGATGAATGCGAAGCCTTGCTTTATGCTGGTGTAATACCTCTTAAAGAAGAAGACAACAGTCTCTGTATCGTTCGAGCCGTTACTACTAAGTCCAGCAACAATGGCTCTCGCTTTACAAAATTGATTGATACGGGCGTGATTGCTTCTCTTGACTATACCCGCGACTCAATTGTCCAACGTCAAAAAGAAAAATTCAAAAATGCAGTCATTCATGAATTACTTCCAGATGCAATCAATGAAGAGAACATTTCTGTATGTAAAGACCTTGAAACAGCTTTGATTCATCGTTTTGTTGACGATAACATTGATCAATTTATCACTGAAGAATCAAGCGATGAACCTGGGCGAGTATTATGCCAAATCCCTGCAGGTATTGTGCCCGGCCTCAACCAAATCATGAACTCAATTGACCTCTATTTAAACTAAGGAGATGAGAGAATGGCTAAAATATCAAAAGTAGAAGTGGTTTTAGATGGCTCTCGAGTCACTGGGTTCTCTAAATTTAAAGAAAACGACATCGAGTTTAGAACAGTTGTAGATACAATGGATGGCGATGATGTTATTGAAATTCCTTCAAAATATGGTTTTTCTTTAACATATTTGCCTGATTCAGGTGCCGATATAGACTGGAAAGCTCGCCGATCGGAAGCAAACATTACAGCCATTGTGCAGTATGTTGGTGGCCGAAAAGTTACTTATACAGGATGCTCGATTATTAAAATTGGCATGAATGAGCTCGACGGCAAAACGGCCAAAGAGCATGTTGTTGAATTCCACGCTAAGGGTCGTAAATAATGCCAGGCGTCTTAGATGCTCTTAAACAAGGTGATTCCACTGAATTGATTAAAGCCATTAAAGCAGACGGTCCAGTTAAAAAGACCATCTCTTGGCCTAATCGAGAGGATATTCAAGTAGTGTTAAAACTGCTCAATGCGAGTGAGTCTCGTCTTAGTAAAATAGAGAATCAACAAGAGCTTAAAGCGGTAGGTATTGAAGTCGCTATGCATAATCTTGGCGATTACAGAGCATCTGAAGCGGCTCATGGCATGTGGCGAGCTATTCTTGACCCTACTACTTTAGAGCCTGTTTTCAAAAACGTGGATTCTTTAAGGGCTCATTTAACTGACGATGAAATCGCCTACTTTGTGACTCAATATAACGCCATATCGGTTGAAAATGATCCTAATGGTGATACATTGACCGACGAACAGATGGAAGAAGCAATTGAGCTACTAAAAAAAAAGAAGTACGATATTCAATCGAAAGTTACAAGCTTGCCTATAGCGTGGAAGCTTCTGCTTACTATGGCAGAAAAGCTTCAGAACTAACTGATCTACAGTGG